TTTTGAGATTGAATTGTCGTGAAAATTAGTTGCGCCTTGGGAATAGTCAGGCTCTAACTTGTGCATGATGCGATATGCAAGATCAAGAAAGTAGGGTTTAATTTCTTTGTGTTCAGGTGGTTTAACTTTTCCATACCAAGTAAACTGATAAGGTTTTTTCATTTCATAACACACCTGTTGTGGATCAAAGTCGGCTCTTCGCATTAATACATAGCCAACTCCAATTTGCGCTTCTTTGCGTTCTAGGTTGCTTTCCATGTAAATGGTTTGCGCTAGACATAGCAAGGCTTGGTCAATCATAAATGATCCCCTTGTGTTGTTGCCAATGGGTATTATAACATTATTCAATTTATACTCGGTTTTCCATGAGTTTTGTTTCATGTGCAACCTCTTCTAAAAATGTTTTTACTTCATTTTCCATGTCATCAATAAAAGAAGCGTCACGTTGCAACCTTGCTATAAAATATTGACTACCTTCAGGCATACGACTGTCAAAAGAAAAGAAGTCGCACCATTCAGCACCTGTGCAAGCCATCTGCGCCATCATTTGAATTTTATATTTTGTTGGTGGTTCACCAGCTTTAATATATGACCAATGCGTAGCACTATTAGGATTCTTAATTTCCAACAAATTATATGTGCCATCATTGTTTCTAATAATGCCGTCAGGTGAGCAGCCAAACCATTCAATTGTTTTGTGTTTTACAAAAGGCAGCTCCTCAACAAAAGTTTTAGTAATTTGCTGGTATTTTTCTCGTGCTTTTGGCTCTTCTTCAGTCCCACGAATCATGGCTTCATTTTTAAATGTTTCTTCAACAACACCTGTGACTCGTTGAATAGCCAACTCAATTAAATAATTTTGCCGACTAGCACTTGGGCCTGTTTTAGTTTTAGCTAATATATCTGCAACCTTAGATGCTGTGACAAAGCCTCTACGCATTTCTAACCATTCTTGGCTGCCTTGAATAATGTCAGTCATTGTTAGCCTCCAACTTATATTCAGCCACAACACAAACTTCTTTAAACTTATTCTTAACCTTTTTGTCGCTGGTTGTTATGTCGTAACCTTTTTTGCGTAGTTTAAAAATACCATCGGCTAAACGATAAATGCCTAATTGAGTCCAAGCTTTCATCGGATCAATCGTGCCATGCTTTTTTAAATACTCTGTCAAGCGTTCTTGCTGATTCATACTATGCCTCCAATTCATTTTTACGATCAGTTAAATAAGTCTTTAATTTTGCCAAAGACACTTTGTCAAACTTTGTTGAAGCTTCTTTATAAATACTCATTAATTCATCAACGGAATCTGCTTTGTTGATCTCTTTGATAACGTTTTCAATGTCATCTTGGCCAATAGGCTCAATTTGAGGCAAATCCTCACCAGCGTATATATAAAGACCTATTCCATGTAAAGCAATTGCTTTTGCTAGACATCGCTGCATAGCTGTATTAACTGCCATGGCGTCAGGGTTTAATACCGCTTTATTCTTGTAATCTAATACAGGAAGTTGAGCTGTCATGGTTTTGCTAAAAGCTGTGACGGAACAAAATACCATTAATGTATCACCAAACTGTTTAGGTTCTTTATATTCCCAAGTGGCCGCTGGATCGTTAGTTAATAATTGATCTACTGCCCATGCCCAAGAAAGATAAGTTAAGTTGCCTTTCTTTTCAGTATGCTCGTTGACGTTGATCTTTTTTAATTCGTTAAAAGTAATCATTTAATGCCTTTCGCTAGTTGAATTGATTTTCTAAAGGTAAAACCCTTGCAGTATAAAAAAATAACATTTCGGATATATTTAATCATTATAAAAAGTCCATGTGCGTGTGACCCATGTCATACATCTCGTCATAAGGGCCTTGATAAACGTTAGCTTCTTGGAACTTTTTTTCTGTAATATCCATCGCCTTCTCAAAAAAAGAATTACTTAACGACTTGGCAAAGATATTAACGCTAACCATATCGCCACGTTCATTAGCCCAATACAAAGCACGAATCGTGCCAGCTATTTGGTCGTGATCCATATTAGCAATAATATCTAATGGGTCGGTGTCTATTAAGTCTTGTGCGTATTCCTCATGAATAGTCATATTAAGCTCCAAAGTGTTTAGTTAAGATTGGGAAAAGAACGTATAGCCACAATGCGCCATATAGGTAAGTTGCTAGAACGGTAACGATGATGCCTTTTGTTTTCATATTTCCTCCATAAAATTAAAAACTTCAGTTGCATAATAACAAATTGTTAGTTATAGTCAAGCAAAATATAACAAATTGTTAAATATTTTAAGAAAAGGGCAAAATAGATGAAAGATTGCGAAATTATCGAGTTTTACGGAGGTTCAAAGGCTTTGTGCAAGCTTTTAGGCCTGGAGGGTCAACATTCTGAAATAAGGGTGCATCAATGGAAAAAACGAGGGATTCCAGCGGCCATTAAGCTGAAATACCCTGAAATCTTTCTAAAACGCAAATTTAAAGAATAGAGGCTATATGCACTACTTTCAGCACAATATAGCCGATTACCGAAAAGATACCGCTCATTTAACTTTACTTGAACATGGCGTATATAGGCAATTGCTAGATCAATATTATCTAAACGAGAAACCTTTACCTTTAGATCAAGATAAATTAATGCGGTTACTCTGTGCTAGGTCAGAAGGCGAAATAAGGGCAGTTTTAAGCGTTTTGGGCGACTTTTTTGAGAAAACGGAGCTAGGGTATATCCATAAACGATGTGACGCTGAAATTGAGGCATTTCAATTTAAACAGGTTAAGGCGGTTGCAGCAGCTAACAAAAGGTGGAATAATGCAGACGCATTGCAAACGCATAGCGAACCCAATGCTAACCATAAACCAATAACCATTAACCATAAACCATTAACCAATATAAAACCATTGTCCGATTTTGATACATTTTGGTATGAATATCCTAAAAAAGTAGGCAAAGAAGCGGCCAGGAAAGCTTGGTTAAAAAATAAGCCTGATTTAGATACAGCTCTTAATTCACTTAAATGGCAAAAGGTTAGTTCGCAATGGTTTAAGAACAACGGACTTTATATACCCAATCCTAGCACTTGGATAAATCAACATCGTTGGGAAGATGAACAACCAAAGGAACAATCATTTTGATAGAAACTGAAAAAATTGGATTTAGAGATATGCTTCATAGCGTAACCACTATTTATTCAAGACCAGACCTTGATCGTGAAACTTTAAGAATATGGTGGGCTAAATTAGAAAAATACGAGTTTATGGTTATATCTAGAGCTTTTGATAAATACGTCAACTCAAATAAGTTTATGCCAACTATATCTGACATTTTAGATTTATGCCGATTACAAGAACCTAAAGAATTTATTAAAGCGTTGCCTAGACATTTTAATCAAGAAGAAATAAAAAACAATCACGATAAAATGAAACAAGTTGCTTCTGAAATAGCAAGTAGGCCAATTGCTGACTCAAAAGCATGGGCTAGACGAATATTAAATGACGCAGAAAAGGGTAAATATAAATCTTTAATTGGAATTAAATTTGCTAAAGAAGCATTAAGAGTTAAATGACTTGTGAATATTGTAATGAAAATCGTGGTCGTTTTAATTTTAATAATGAGTGTTGTTGGGTGCGCTGGCTACGACGTGCTTTTAAACCACACGCAAAAGCTATGCTTGAACGGTATCAAAAAAAGCATGGAAGATCATCAATGTTAGAACTTATTAGAAAGGTGAAACATGAAACGCTTTAGTGTAATTATTGAAGTTGAAATAGACGAAAAGAAATATAATGAAGTTGAGTCATGGGGTGTAGAGCCTTCTGATTATGTCAACTCTGTTATTTCAGATCATGCAAAAGACAGAGGCTTTCTTATGAAAACTTCTGTGACGGAAGTGGAGCGCAGTCTATACAATAGATTACGAATTGCAGCCGATGATTTTATTGGCAAAGATGCAATTGCGGATATTGAAGAAGCTGCATTAGCAAACGCAAGATGTATTCATGGAAAGTGTGAGGATTAACATGGATTTTACTTATGCTGTAATGGATTGTGGCGATATGATTAGAAAATATCGTTGGTCTAGCAAAGAAGCTAAATGGTATCAAGACACGCATAAAAATATTCAAGTAATACGTTTACCTAAAGCATTAAAAGAAAATGTATTTGATTTAATTAAAGCAGAACCTTTATTTTAGGAGGTGTTATGGCACACGAAGCAGGGAAAGGCGATATGTTTAGATCAGTCGATCAAAAAAAGTTTGATGAAAACTTTGAGCGCATATTTGGAGTTAAAGAAAAAAAAGTTGACTTTGAATATGAATTACATCCATCAACAGGTGAGGTTATAAAAAAATATGTTACTAAATAGTTTTTATGGAACTAATCTTTCTATTACCACAAAAGATATTGAGTTTGTAGAAAAAAGAAATATTAAAGTTCAAGAATTAAAAAGACAAATGGGTAATAAATATATATTATCTAATGTCATATCAATTCACAACAGAGGAGAGAAGCATGGCATCAGTAAATAAAGTAATTGTATTAGGCAATCTTGGTAAAGACCCTGATTTAAGACATTTACCAAACGGTGACGCAGTTTGTAATTTTAGTTTAGCTACAACTGAATCATGGAAAAGCAAAGACGGAATTAAACAAGACAAAACCGAATGGCATAACATTGTAATATATCGAAAGCTTGCAGAGATAGCAGGTGAATATTTAAAAAAAGGCCGCCCTGTTTACATTGAAGGCAGACTTCAAACTCGCAAATGGCAAGACAAAGAAGGAAAGGATCGCTACACAACGGAAATCGTTGCAGATGAAATGCAAATGTTAGGCAGTCGTGAAGAAGCTAAAGAAGTTTTTAAAACACCTGCTCCAGCTAACTTTGATGACATGGAATCTGACATTCCTTTTTAACTATGCAAGATGATTTTGACAGAGCCAGCGATTTAGAACAACACGATAGAGATGAAGCTATTAAATATATTAGAGATCATCAAAAACCTATTGAATCAAACGGCTCTTGTCTAAATTGTCAATCACCTTCTATTAAACGTTTTTGCGATATAAATTGTCGCAATGATTACGAGAAACGACACCATGAGAACAGATTACTTACCTAAAGTTATTAGACTTGTAGGAAAGCTGCAAGCCGATACAGCCATAAGCGCAATACAAAATGCACCAATAGATACAGAACGGCCACTTGAAGTTATTATTCGTGAAGAACAAAAAGGCAGATCATTAAGCGCTAACGCTTTAATGTGGGCTGGGCCATTAAATGACATAGCTAGTCAAGCATGGGTTCATGGCAAACAATATTCAGATTTAATATGGCATGAATATTTTAAAGAAAAATTCTTACCTGATTTTCCTGATCCTACACAAGTTAAAGAAGGTTATCGTAAATACGAAGAAACACCTGACGGCAGACGAGTGTTAATTGGATCAACTCAAAAGCTAACCAAGCATGGATTTAGTTTATATATGGAACAAATTTACGCTTACGGTGCAGAATTGGGAGTAAGATTTAGTGAAATCGATCAAGCCCAAGAAGTGTAAGGTTTGTAAAGTAAAATTCACGCCAAACAAACCGCTTCAACAAGTATGTGGGTTTGAATGTGCATTAGAGTTAGCTAAAGACAAAAGAATTAAAACTGTTAAAAAAGAAGTTAAAGAAGCAAAGTTAAAACTAAAGAGCCGATCCGATTGGTTAAAAGACACACAAGTAGTATTTAATAAATATATTAGGTTAAGGGATCAAGATGACGGTTGTATTAGTTGTGGGTCAAAGAGTGCCTACGCATATCATGCAGGCCATTACAGAAGCATTGGAAGTGCAGGACACCTTCGATTTAACGAGCTTAACTGTCACCGACAATGCTCGGCCTGTAACACCCATTTATCTGGTAATCTCATCCGATACCGACTCGGACTTATTAGAAAAATTGGAATACACGCTGTTGAAGCACTCGAATCTGATAACGACACAATAAAAATTGATATAGAACAAATAAAGATACTTAAAGCTCATTTTTCTGCTAAAATAAAAGCTCACGAGTCTAAATAGCTTGTGAAAATTTAGCTAAATTTAAGATTAAAATAAGGAACTTATCATGGGTATGAAAGATAAAGAAAAATATACACCAGGTGCATCAGGTGAGAAAATGCCTAAAGGCGTTTTAGCTTCTGATATGTCAGGTGAAAGAAAAGAATCAGTAAAAGGTGGCGTTGGTATGGGTAAGATGGATGCTGTCGGTGCTGATAAGCAATTTAAAGGCGGTAGTTCAGAAAAAGTTTGTTATGAACATAAAAGAGCTTCATACGATTTAGAAGATAAATACGAAGGTAAGTAAAACGAAAACCCAACCAGCCCTAGACTGATTGGGAGTTCTAACCAAGTAATAATGGAGGTTTATTAAATGGCTACATCAAATTCTACAGATAGTTGCATAGCTTGTAAATTCTTTATTACAGGCGGTCAATTAGGTTCTTGTCATAGATACCCACAATCCCTTACAAAAGCGCCTAGCGAATGGTGCGGTGAATTCATATTTGCTAACGTAGCAAGAACTAAAGACGAAGT